AAATACATCATTCGTGATGTTTCCGGTGGGGTGCTTAAGCGTCTGGATGAGCGTTATGCCGATGATAATCAAACTGCATTCCTCATGTTCACACGTCATGATGGTGCGCTCGTAGATACGGGCGGAGCTATCAAATATCTAAGCATGGCTGCTTAGTAATTAGCACTTAAAAACATGCTTGGAGCCCCTTTCGAGGGGCTTCAAGCCTTTATCGTTTATCAGAGAGTAAAATGACAAAATTCTACGACATCCAAAGCGGCTATAATGTTGTGCAGCAGCGCAGTAATGAGATTGTTACGCTTGATGAAGTCAAAGAGCATTTGCGCATTACATTCAATGATGAAGATTCATATATTCAGGGATTGATCGTCACGGCGCGGGCTATGTGTGAAAATCATTGTAACCGTTCGATTGTCCAGCAAGAAATTCTGATGGTTTTGGACAGCTTTCCGGATAGCGGATGTGGAAATGATGGTGTTATTTATTTAAAGCGTTCACCGGTGCAGGAGGTTTTGTCGGTTCAATATTACGATAGTGATAACGCGCTACAAACATTGAACAGTGATCAGTATTATCTTGATCTGGCATCGCGACAAGCTCGTATTGTGCCAGTAGATTCATGGCCGGCTGTGCTTGAAAAACCGAATGCGGTGCATATTTCCTATGTTGCCGGCGTCATAGAGAATAGCGACAATTCATCGTTTGTGCCCAATCTTGAGGTCGGTCAGTTCGTACCGCCAGGTCTAAGTCATGCCGTAAAGCTGTTGGTTGAACACCTTTATTCGAATAGAAGCCCGGTCGTATCATCAGCTGCACCCAAGGAAATTCCTTTTTCGGTCACGGCAATATTATCGCCATTTATTCTTGATCGAGGTTAGTTATGCATGCTGGAGATTTAGATCGGCAAATTACACTGCGAAGTGTGTCTGTGAGCCAAAATAGTTTCGGTGAGCCCGAAAAGCTGTACTCAGATTTTGGTGTTGTATGGGCCAAGGTGGTTGAACAGTCAGGGCGCGAAATCATTTTATCGGGCGTGGAGCATGCGCAGAAAAGAATAGTTGCCTGCGTACGCTATATGCTGGGCATCACCACAGATATGAAGATCGTTTATAACGGCGATGAATATGACATTGAAGTGATAAACGAGATTGGTCGCCGTGAAGGTTTAGAGCTGGTATGTAAGAGGTTATTGGGATGATTGAGGAAAGCCTACTCTCTTATTTGAAAACACAGACTTCGTTTGCTGATATGATTGGGGGCGCATCAGATATGCGTTTTTTTCCGTCTTCGACGGCCTCAAACCCGGTCTATCCCGCTGTTGTTTTTAGAAAAATATCAGCAGATCGACAGCATGATTTTTCGGGGGCGCGCGGAAGTGCTAAATCCAGATTTCAAATGGATGTTTTAGCCCAATCATATTCTAGTGCTAAAGCCGTCTCAGAGGCGCTTCGAATGGCGCTAGATGGTTTTACCGATCAAGAATTTTTGAGCGTGAAGCTCGAAAATGAAAGCGATGAGTTCGATACAGATACTGATATTCGTCGGGTCTCTATGGATTTCATCATCTATCACACCGAAAACCTCTAGGTTTTCAATCCCTCAACATTCTCCCGTCTGAAGTGACGGCTTTCTTATCCTTAAGGAGATTAAAATGGATATTAAAACACAAGGTACATTGGTGCAGATTGATACAGGGTCTGCTACTTTCGAAACAATAGGGGGCGTAAGCTCAATCAGCGGAATTGGCGGTGGTGAGGCCGCTGATATCGATGTTACTGATTTTGCATCTACGGCTAAGGAATTTTTGCAGGGTTTGCCAGATGAGGGAACTGTGACAATTTCAGGAAACTACGATCCATCAGACGCACAACAATCACTCATGCTCAGCAAGCGTGCGTCACAAGAATCCGGGGACTTTAAAGTTATTCTTCCTGACACAGGATCAACAACTTTTGATTTTACCGCATTTGTAAAATCTTTCGATAAGAGTATTGAGGCGGATGATGCGGTCAGGTTTACAGCCAATCTCCGCATATCCGGATCAATCACAATTTCATAATTTTAGTCACAGTCATATAAGGGGTAAAAATGCTTTCAGCAGAACAAATTCTGGCAAAAAACGATCTTAAAACCAAAAAGCTCAAGATTGATGAGTGGGGTGGAGAGGTCATTATAACTGAATTCAACGCAGCCGAACGTCAAAAGCATACTGAGATATTTGGCAAGGAAGGGCTATCTTCTGACGAAGTTATTGCGCGAGTCGTTGCTTTAGGTCTCGTGGCGGAGGATGGGTCTAGACTTTTTACTGAAGAGCAGGTTGAGGGCTTGAGAAAAAAATCAGCAGTTGTGCTGGAGAGAATTGTTAAAGAGATATTGACGATCAATGGGCTTGGTGAAGCTGCCGTCGAGGACGCCAAGGGAAACTAAAGAGCCGCCCAGAGCGGCTTTTCATGTTCCGTCTTGCACTAAAGCTTGGAAAGACTGTCTCTCAGTTGTCTAGGGAGTTGTCGTCAAAAGAGCTGACCGAATGGATGGCTTTTTATTCGCTTGAGCCATTCGATGATTTAAGGGCTGATCTTCGCGCGGGTATAATATCGAGCACAATTGCGAACGCACATCGGACTAAGGGCAAGGCCTTTAAACCTAGTGATTTTATGCCTTATTTGGAAAAAGAGGAAGAAAACCTTGATGAGGCAACTGCAATAAAACGAATGTTTTCGTCTATGGGAGCAAAAAAGCAAAGTGGCTGAATTTACAATAACAGGTGGAAAAGAAATCCAGGCGGTATTGCAGGAGATGCCAGTTAAATTCAGACGAAAAGCTCTTGTTCATGCTTTCCGTCAGGGAGCAAAAATTGTTTTACAGGACGCAAAGCGCAGAGCGCCGAATGATACAATTAAAACGGCGCTTACAATCGCTAGGGGTAATCGAAGGACGAGACCTACTAAAGATACAGTTTTGATGATTGCATTAAAAAGGCCTGCTTCAAGATTGGCCCATTTATTCGAGTTTGGAACAAGAGAGCGCTTTAAAAAATCAGGTAGCCCAAGCGGTAGAATGATTGCGCATCCTTTTATGAGGCCGGCGCTTGATGCGAATGCACAACAGGCCATTAGCGTTATTGCTCGCATAACAAAAGAGAATATCACATTGATCGCGAAGCAATTGACTGCCGGTCAGAAGGTTTCGTTGGCAAAGAAAAATAGAGTTTTATAGATGGCAAGCATTGGTACTTTAAACCTCAACTTTGAAACTAATGTTGGGAAGCTCATTAATGATATGCGTAAGGCTTCTCGGGGTGTTGAGCAATCATCCCGTCGCATGGATCGCAGCCTCAAGGCGGCAGCAAAATCGTTTAAAACACTGGCTATCGCGGCGGCTGCTGGTTTTTCTGCTCAAGGTATAATCAGTGCAGCCGATAACATGACAAATCTAAAAGCGCGTGTTGATGGCGCGACGCGCAGTGCTGCGGAGGCTCAAAAGGCTTTTGCTGGCCTGAGCCGAGTTGCTAACCAAACGGGTGGAAGTCTTGCTGATAGCGTTGATGTGTTTCAGCGCCTTTCTTTCTCTAGAGATGAGATAGGTGCAACGGTCGACGAAATGGTTACATTCACTGAGACGGTCCAAAAGCTTGGTGTGGTTTCGGGCGCATCAACAACAGCATTAAGCGCAGGCTTGCTTCAATTAGGGCAGGGTTTGTCTGCTGGAGTGCTGAGGGCAGAAGAGTTTAATTCAATTGTTGAGAATATTCCTGCCGTTGCAAAGTCAATTGCTGATGAATTTGATGTTACCGTAGGCCAATTAAGGCAGCTCGTTTTGGACGGGCAGGTTTTGTCCGGGGATGTTTTTTCCGCAATCTTGAACCAAAGTCAAAGGGCGAACGAAGAGTTTGAAAAAATGCCCCTTACAATAGGAAGGGCAACAGCTCAGTTAAGGAATCAATTTCAAATATTGGTTGCGGGCGTTAACACAACAACGGATGCTTCGGGGCTATTGGCAAATAGTATCAAGTTTATCGCAGATAGCCTTAAGTTTGTTCAGGTTGCGATTCAGGGTATTATTTTTGCTTTTAAAACTGCTGCAACGTCTATAGCACAAATATTTATAACTGTTTTGAACGCGATCAATGACCGTTTTAATGACATCATAAACACAATCAATCGACTGCCTAAGGTCGATATTCC